TATTACTATCTGAGTAAATGATTTGAAGTTCATCTTCAATATACTTTCTTCAAGGTATTTCTGTGTATCCCTAACAGCTGCATCTTGGTCTAGCATCTGTCCATCACAATATACCTCAAAGATATTTGGTTTTACACCACGGACAACTTTAAATTCTTTCAGTCCTACTCTAAACTCTATCTCTACAACTAATTTTTTATTATTAATAGAATTGATTAACTGGGTCTTACTAATCTTGCGGAATGGTTTATTAAACAATGCAAAACACACAGCATCAAGCATTGTAGACTTACCACTTCCATTCTCACCAACCACTAAAGTACTGGGACTTCGATTAAATTCTATTTCGGTAAAACTGTTCCCTGTAGACAGAAAGTTTTTCCATCTTATCTTTTCAAATGTTATCATTAATTAATTCTCGTGATGTTGTGCTTCTACATACAAGGACTGTAGTAGAGATTTCAATCTGTTCTTATCTAATTCAGTAACAGTATTGTCAACATAATCATTTAACAATGTAATTGTATCATCTAGTTTTATATCCATTTCTCCAACAGCATTATCTTCAAACTCTGAAAAATCTTCAATAATTTTTAATTCAACCAAATTACAACTATAAAGAGAATCGATAAGTTTATCGAACTTTGCAAAATTCTCTTTCTTAACTACTATGACTTTAACACAACCACCAACCAAGTTTGTTAAATCATATTCTACATCATCATCAACATCATTATAGAATATTTTATGGAACATTCTATAAGGATTTTGAAGAAACTCTATTTCATTCGTTTTTGTATCGTATATGTTAAATCCTCTAGCATCGTTATAATCAGACCATGTGATTTCGTAAGGATTACCAAGATACACCACATTGTCCCGACTACTACGATGATGGAAGTGGCCAGAACAAACCAAATCAAAGCGCTTAAAGGCAGTATGATCCATTCCATGCTCATTCGGCATACCAGCGTACATTTGGAAACCAGAAAATTCAAAATGTCCAAAACATACTTCCGCGTCACATCGCTCGACCATTTCCATAGTAGATTCAAAGTTATCGCTACATATCCAAGGAACAAAAAGAATTTTTCTCTCATCGAATTCTATCTCTGTGACTTCTGGATATACGGTGACATTATCATACTCTTGTAATAATAGTTCTGGTGCATTGACATCATTGGTGTTTTTAAAATAAGTATCGTGGTTGCCTGGCACCACATGCATATCTATATTTAGGTCTTTTGCTTGGTCAAAGAAATACTCCTTACAACTCTTGAGTGTATTGTAATTCATATACTTTCTTCTGTCAAAGATATCACCCAAATGCATAACAGTTTTGATTTCTCTCTCCGCCAATGTAGGAAAGAAAAACTCATCATAAAATTTTCTAAAGTACGCATCAAACGGCAAACTGTCTGACCTCGCACCAAAGTGTGTATCGTTAACTAACGCTATCTTCATGCAATTGCTCCATTCATAGTATCAGCAAATTGAGAATAATATCCTTCAAGGGTCATAAGTTTCTTACCATAGTTCATTCTATACTCTTCAAGTTTTTTCTCTAATAATAGTTCACACCTCAACTCCATGACCTTAGATTTCAAATCATCAAAGTCTTCTATTCTTTGCCAAGGGTCTATGTTATATGTATTATTCTTGTCGTACTGTCTCCACACAAAAGGTATCATTCCAATTGCGAGTGCCTCTACATACCTAGATGTAGTAGCAGTCTCATCCTTCCAATTAAAACACAATGTCCATCTACATGGTTCTAACATAGGATATAATTGATTCCAATCTTTTATCCATGAAGCCTGTCTCTTAATACCAGATGGGAATCCACCAATCAAACAAGTGGTTAAATCTGGGTCACGGTAAATCTTTCTAATAATCTTATCGCGGTCACATCCTGTCTTCATGCGTCCCCAATATCCAAAGTCAGTCTTCTTCGCTTCTGTATATAAAGGATTACCAAATTTGTTTCTTATGAAGTGATACTTCATTCCATGTATGTTACCAGAGAAATCAATCTCATCAATCTCTGTATAGGATTTAATTGGTACATTCTGTAATGTCTCTTCCCTGTATAACTTTTCGTCATCACCTCTATCACTTCTCATGACAATAACATGTTTGTCTTTAAAAAATGGTATGATGTTATCCATATGGGACTGTGACTTCGCCAAGTCTTTTGGATTCATTTGTAACTCACCATGATATCTAAACTCACTATCACTAGGAATTACTATCGCGTCAGCCCATTCTATTGACTCTGGTGTTCTCTTGGGTCTAGTACCATCAAAAGATATGTTATAGGTTCCGTACTCGTGTTGGGGGTTTGCCCTCATCCACTTTACATAGTTCTCTAAAAACTATCTAGTACCGTTTGTAGTGGGCCTTCATACTTTACATTAGACCGCAATCTAGCACATGTTATCTTCATGTTCTTCTCTTTCCGTCAAATACACAGATGAAATATAAATCCTCATCATCTGAATTATTATATACTTTATGAAAGACACCATCCTCAATAGGAACTACATCACCAGATTTAACCGTGATATACTCCCAATCTAACCTTATCATGCCTTCACCTTCAATAAAAAAATATACCTCTTCTTGACCATCGTGTTTGTGTCCAGTAGTTTCCTGTCCACCATGCAGTCGCGTACTACTAATTACTAATGTATTGCCAAATGGATTATCCTTGACGATATATCTCTCGTCTTGTTTAGCAATATATCCACCAATGTCATTTTGGTTTAGGAGCATTCTGTACTCGTTTCCTCAAATCTGTTGAAGAGAAAGTGTGTTGTCTACTGGTGTAAAAAATCTCTATAGGTAAGTGTTGTCCTGTAAACATTTTGTCTTTATACTCTTCACCAATAAATCTTACATCAATACTTTTTGTGGTTAGGATATCCATCAAACAAGTTTCCCTGTCATATGGAATAACCTCATCTACATATCTGAGACCATACAACTGAATGTATCTCTCGTATATACTTTGTACTGGTTTGTTTTTGTCTGACCTGTCTAGAGTGGGGTCTGTTTGTAATCCCACCATAAGAAAGTCACAATTGTCTTTTGCTTCCTCAAGCATAACAATGTGTCCAGCGTGTAGTAAATCAAATGCACCACAAGTAAATCCTACTTTCATTGTCTGTCTGCCCACCACTCCATCTTTTCAAATTCATTAAACCCACCAATGAGTTCACCGTCCACAAATATCTGTGGAAAGGTTTTCGCGTTGGGAGATTTCTCAAGCAATTCTTCAAATGTAAAATCTTCATCTAACATTTTCTTTTCATACTTGATGTGAGTTGTTTCTTGTATTATTTGTTGTGCAATAAACACCGCCCTGTCACAGTAGGGGCAATCTGGTTTTGAGTAAATTTCTATGTTCATCTTATTATATCTATTTTGTTAATTGTTTCAGAATTCCAGACTTCCAAATCCTTTCGTATTCTTCCATCGGAGACCAAGTTGCTATATCTCTTGACGGCTTTCTTTTTCCACCAATCAATAACATTTTCTAGTTCAAACCTGTCAAAGTTTTCTGCCTTCTCTAGTGTTTCTGTTTTACCCAAAAGTACATCGCGTACATTCTTATATCCGTACTCTGACATATAGAATCTTTTTTGTGTAGTCACATCGGTTGACTTTTTGATTACATTATCAAACAACTCATATGCTTTTACATCATGTTCTTTTAGATTGGCCTTGAGAACTTGAATCATCTTTGTTTGGTATTTAAGTTTTCTACTAGATGCATCTTTCTTTATAAGAACTTCACCACCATTCTTTTCTTCAAACCAATCGCGTAGATGAAAATAAATCTCTTCACCCATAGTTAGTAAGAATGATGACATGGTATCTCCCTTATATCTTAGGAAGGGTCTCATACCATCGTACATACTAGCACCCTTTATGTTACCATATAAAGATGTAGTCTCAAACAGACAAAACTCTGTATTATATTTCTTGTTCAACATCCTTCGTACTTCATGCGAACAACAAATGGCAGCCAATAACTTACCACCCAGATAATTAAATCCAAATGGTTGTACTGGAACTATATTAAACCCCATAATTGCCCTCTTATTAAAAATAGGCAAGTCGGGAACACCACCAAGAAAATCATTCCTTGGTTTGGAGTTTATTAAAGGTGAACCCAACTTGATAAAACCAACTGCTGTGTTTGTATTCGTTTCTTTCACAATCAGTTTTAATTCTTTGCCTGGCGCTTGGTCTGGTGAAAAAGATGCAGTCATCTCTAACATCTGGTCAAACACCTCGTTGTTCATTTGAACAACTGAAAAATTCATTTCTT